GTTGTCGTTTGCACCATAAAAATATAAACTAGATACATCCGATATTGGAATCCATAAAGGCCCACCTTGGTCACTATCAGACAATTCTATACCCAAATTAGCAGTAGCATCAGCACAAATATTCATATGAATATGACCTGTGTTTGCAGCTTCGGGACAAACCCAACATCCTCTGCATGGAAGAGATGTTCCACCATTACCCTGACCAACATTGGAAGCGATAGTAACTTTTACAGAACCACCTGTACGAGCGATAATGTTCCATAACTTATTATCATACTTCGACCCCATTTAATTAATCCTTTCAATATACTCGATTACTGATTAGGTAGCCGACGATGCAACTTCACACCAACCTATTGTTGAACCGTGCCATTCAAGAATAGTATACCCACCGGCCCCTGTCATTTGTGTAGCAGAATCTCCGGTACTTGAAGTAACATCAACAGTCTCAGAATTGCCTTCAACTTCAAATAACACTTCAAATCTCTGTCCGTATGCCACGCCATCCGGTAAAGTAATAGTCATGTTATTACCACTAGTCGTAGTAACTGTAACAAAACGGTCAAACACAAAAGCGTCTGCCGGTCTACCAGTCTTAGCAGTATAAGTTGTTACCGAAGAACTAGTCGTAAGGTCTACTCTCCTCATATTCAACGCTCTTGCTTCGGTGTTAAAATGATTTCCTGCACTCATTTCTCTTTCCTTTCGTAAAGGGAATTATAAGTTTTTACATCCGCCATATCCTTGGCCCTATATACCAACCCTACTCCTAAGAATAAACATTATCCATATTAGGGTTGGAAAGTATGTCTCTTTCAGACAACTGTTTTGTATGTTTATCTGTATACAAATTACCAACAAGGTCTGTTTCTGTTACTCTATCAAACTTAATCAACTTTAATACCATCTCTCTCGCACGCTGCGAGTGTAATCCAACAGTATCATCTTCTTGAACTTCTGCTTCCGCTAAACAACTTTCAAGTATAGCGTCAACAGCCCGGATACCGCCAACCGCTAAATCACTAGTCCCGGAAAGTTGTATCGGGTCCATGTAATAAAACGAGTGTAATGTATATGCTTGGTTAGGACTAGGCCACAACCACGTTTCATAACGAGTACCAATCTCTAAATCATACTTAGACGGCGTTATAGCAAAGTGTGTAGGACTACCAGTACTAGAACTTACGTTTGCTCTATATTCTAATATTTGTTCTGCGTTACGTTTTGTTAAAGGAGGGTCTGCGTTAGTTCCATCATAATGAAATGTTCCACACATGTCAGAAAAGCCCAATGGCAAAGCATACTTCCACTGATCCTTTACTGTATTTAACGTCCAATGTACCTTTAAGAACTCCCAATGATGGGGCTTACCTGTATCGTCTAAAGGATACAAGAAGGCTCGGTAGCCACGATCTACAATATCCTTACACGTAGTTAAATCAGTACCTGTTGGTGCTGTACCTCGTGCCGTCAATCCTAAAAAGTTAGAAACTTGTGTGTACAAGTCGGAGTACGTTAAAGTCAACCTTGCCATCACTTACCTTTCTTAAATGAGTTCAGGGCGACCCGAAGATCGCCCCAAACAGGAGACAGAATTAATCGTCCTGATCGTCTTCTCCACTATCTTCATGCGGCCCTAAAGCCGAATCTATAAACTCTAACGCAGCTTCAAGATATAAATGGTCTTGTTTAGTACCTCTATACTCACTTGCCGCTTGCCCAAGAATACTTAGTGCTTCTTTTTTTGTGTTAATTAGTGCCACCGTCAGCCTCCAGCAATTCATACAACTGTCCAACAATAATAGGAGCGTAGCTTTCTCCAACTCTATCTTTAATTAAAGCTATCTCTTCGGCAGTTAAATTAATATCTCCGCCAACATAAATTCTTTTTGCCAACTCATACTTCTTAACTTTATCCATCCCGGACTCATTCTGAACCGGAGAAAGAATAGCATTAACTAACACATCCTTTATCAAAGCATCCCTTGCTTCGCCATTAACAACATCCTGCAAAGCCTTACCATCCATACTCTTTAAAACACCATCTACATTAATCAACATTTTCCTGCCTCCAAAATAAAATTAAACAACTTCTTCAAAACTCTGAACATTTTTCAACTCAAACTGATGTTGATGTCCGGGAGTTACGCCGTCTTCTAAAAATGATATTGTTGATTTCAGTTTAACCCGACAGGTTAATTTATAAGTTTTACCAATATCATCAATCTGCACATTGATTTCATCTGTGGGATTAACTTTGTCAGAAATAACAACACTAGGTTTAATAACGCCATCTTCGTAGATAGGCATATTAAGACCTCCTGAAAATAAATAGGTGGGGAACTTAATCCCCACCTAATCAAAACTCCTTAATTAGCCGCCTCAGTAGGATCGGAGTAAGCTATTAAGTAAACATCGCTTCCGCCGTAGTTGCACTTAATCTTATAAGTGGTCCCTGCCGTACCAGAAGTAATAACCTTACTTGCACCTGTGCCAAGATTGCTGATAAAGTTAGCAGTCAAGCCATCACAACTTTCCCAATCAAACAGGTGGTTAATACCATAATTACCATAAATAGTAATAGCACTATCAACCTGAGTCTGGTTTGCACCGTTGTTAGCAATCACAATACCAGTGTAATTGCCGGTAGTCGGATTAACACCAACACTAAGATCAACCGACAGTGCAGCAAGATGCCCAACCTCGGTAGCCGTAGGAGTACCACTAAGCTGTGCCATAATAGCATAGAAGTGTGCACCGCCGGAGTTAAGCGTACCAGCAAGATTAAGCTGTGCGAGCAGACATCGGTTATAACCAGCCTGATCGTAAGTACCCTCAAGACTCATATAATCAAGAATACCATACTGATGAGACGTTGCAGAGGTATTTCCATCATGCGTACTCTGAATCATAAACGGAACAAAACTACCTGCTGTCTGAGAGTTATTCAGATAAACGTGGTTAAGTATAATAGTACTTGTGGCTTCATTATCATCAACAACCAACGCAGCCGCATCGCCACGCTGCCAGATAAACCTGTTCGGATCAAGAGTAGCAAGAACCAAACCAGCCGTAGAACTTCTATCTACTGTCTCGGCAGCAATAGCTATTGGACGACCAGTAGTGTTACAAGCCGAATCACCATTATTAACACTAAGAATAGTCTTACCAACGGTACAAGCAACGTCCGCTCTAACAGGAACAATAGCTCCGTTGGGAATATAGATGTCTATAATCCTACCCTTAGCAGAACTTGTGGTCACACCACACCAACTACCGGGAGCTACGACACCGGCAAACGCATGAAGATTATCAGCATCCGGGGACTCAACAAGAATATATTTACCTTCGTTCTGACTACCTTCGGCAGTCGTAGTAGAAGCACTTACAACACCAGCGTCTGCACTCGGAGTACGAGTAACACTACCACCAAACCAGTTAGTTGTGGTATCGAAGGCGTAACATACCGGCATACCTTCATAAATCTTAGTGGAAGTCTCATTGAAGAACACCCTTATACGGTGTGCTCTAGGATTTCCAGCAGTATTATAAATACTCATAATTCTTTTCCTTTAATAAAAATTGTCCTATCCTGTCCTTTAAAGTTTTCTGACCTATACATATAGGCCCGGACATCCGTGTTTATTTAATGTTAATTACTTACGAAGGCGTACCGGGTGAATTAGTCACGAGGAACCCTGCATACTTAGGACTAGAGTTACACCATACCTGATATACCAAGTCCATGTAAAGCTCCATAACGGTATGTCGCTGTGCAGCAGGCTGCTTCGTAATACGCCAATCCCAATTCTTTAGAATCACTGGATAGATAAAGTTGTGATTCAAACCAAGAATAGGATTAGTACCATAAACAGAAGTGTTTGCCGTATCCAACACAGGACAGTATACCAACGGCATACGATTCAAACTCGGAGTACCATAATGAGCATTAGGATGGTATCCCATATTATCGTCACTCTTACTATAAAACGTGTTGAGTTTCTTAATAACATGGTTATTCGTGTATAGAGCGTAATTAACACGATCCATCGGAAGCTTCTCAGGAACAACCGGGGGCTGGAAATTCAGCTTACGTGCAGCTTCATCCAGTATTTCTAACAACGAATCGTCGATATTGTTATCATGATCGGCAAAATAACTTGCCCAATCAGAGTTCGACGTAGAACTACAACTAATACCACCTTTATCAAAAGCGTCACCCGGAGCACTTCCATCGTTGTACGTACCGTAGTAACTAGTAAATCCACCAGTACTTCCATCAGTACCAAGACCAACCCACTGGAATACAGAATAAGGATTCTCCGTATCCGAAGAACTAATCATACCAGTCATAATCTTGAGGAAAACCTCTTCGACCAAATCCTTTACTGCCGAGTTGTACTGTTGTTTCCACACATCATAAATCTGAGCCGGGGATTTATTAATATCCTGCTCAATCAAATTCCACATCATTCCGCCAGATGCCTTACGCCAATCAACACGATAACGAGTATTGATGTTCTTTTTGATTAGAGAATCCTGATCCCAGAATCCGTTATGCTGTGCATTACCCTCACTATCAAGAGTCACGTGACCCTCAAGAGCCTTACCTACTGTCTTAACATTTCCTTTGAAAAACGTATCAAAAAACTGATAGGTGCTGTAAGCATAAGTAGCCAGCGGGGGCTGTTTACGCCTAATATCCCACAGTGTTGCATACGCTAAATCTAAAGCCTGACCATAATCAATCTCTGCCATCTCTATTTCTCCTTTATACAATAAATTTACAATCCGTTATCTACTATTTGTGGCGATACTTTTATCGCCACTCATCCACTCCTTTAATACCTAACCTCCTTGCAGCCTCACGCACCACATCTGCTTCTCTTTCTTCCTCATCCTCATAAGTCTTAACGGTTTCCTTACCAGAACGTTTAGCAGACAACTTAGATTCACGAGACTTTAACTCCTTAACTAACTTACGGTGAACATCCTTTTCTAAATACTTTCCTTTATACCAAGTTAAAGCGTCTTGCATTGCCTCTTCAACAGATACGCCGACCTGCATTAGTTTTGCGGCTTTGTCATACACTTCGCTGCGAGCTTTAAATGCTGGTGAATTAGGCACTAATTGTCCCTTTTTTGGACCTGCGGGGTAACGAAGTAGGTCTTCGGTCTTGCCGAATACTTTAAAGTCCTCCCCTGCCTTATCAAAAGCACTGTCGACTGCGGCCATTGTTGCTGCGGCAGATTTTTCTTGACGATCTTTATTAAAATCACCAAGCTGAGATTTAAGTTCTTCAATCTCTTTTCTTAATGCAGCAACATCATCGTTTTCTGGAGACTTGTCTTTTTCTTGAGATGGCTTCGGTTCTCCCTCATGCTCAACCGCACCTTTGTCCGGCTCCTCGTCTGACTCGTCTTCATCAAACATACTCGGTATCATTTCAAGCAGAACATCATCATCTAGACCTTCTGCAAAATCTATAATCTGTTCGTCAGTCCAACCCTGTGAACGTGCTGCTTCTGTAAAATCATCTGGAATATCCTCACCCTCTACCTTTTCTTCTTTCGGAGGATCAATTATTCCACGCTCTTGCATTAACTTAGTAACTACGTCTTCACCAGACTCTTCAACCTTACCCTCACTGTCAGGCATATCTTTAAGGTCTGGCTCTACGGTGTTATCATTCTCTTCTTTTATAGCATCAACTTCTCCCTCATGCTCAGGTGCTGGAGGGTCTGCATTTAAATCTACATTAATATCTTCGTCAGCCATTTATTACTCTCCTGTCTCCACTTTAATTTTATTCTTACGAGCCGTATTACCAGAACACTCTTTACAGTATTTATGATTTGGTCCGCCCTTTTTATATAAATTACCACACGGACAACGACTTAAAATATCATGTTTCAACAACAACTCTTCGACTCGCAGATCAACGATGTTCTGAATGTGTCCTCTATTCTCCTTCTCCTTCATCACATCTTCACTGACCAATTCTTTACGGCTAGTCGCATCAGGATATTTCTTCCTGCACACTTCACATTTACCGCCACGTAAAACATTGGGACGAAAACCCGCTCCACAAATAACGCACTGTACTGACTCTGGCATTTCTATCTCCTATTAATACTCGACCATTTTCGCTTGCTGCATCATTCTCTTTTTATCTGTACGATTTTTTATAAGTGGTCTCCAACTATTACCAAACTTTTTCCACTCGGCTTGAGGATGGGCCTTCTTTGCGGCCTCTAACCCCTCATCAAGCACGCCTAGCGTCATTGAATAACGCGGGGTATCTTTGTAACCTAAATTTACAAACTCTGTTTTTCTCCTACTTTCTTTAAGAAACCCTAAAGAGTACCATTTGCCTTTACACTCAGGACACAACAACGGCTCTCCTCCGTCATCATACTCTTGAGTAAAACCGCACATTTTACAATTAAACTCGATTATCATTTAACGTCCTATAACTAGATATTCAATCGTACTCGTCTCATCATTATCTTGATTCTTAAAGTATACTGTCCCAGCAGGTGTAGGTATAACTGCTACCTCTCCTTCTTGTACAGTACAATCCGCATCAAAAGCAGTATCAAAATCAAGATCAAGGTCGACATCATTACTAACACATTTAAGTATTAACATATCGACAGTAGCAACATCGCTAACATCTAATGCCTCTGCTGTGTTTGCAGTCGCTTGTACCATATACTGATATAGTGCACGAGTTGGCGTACTAACAGATGTAAACTTCTCTGCAAGTTCTTGTAACTGCCCAAGTCCTGTAAGTTCACAAAGTATTTGAATGGAAGCCTCTGCTGCCATTATACCATCCTTTCTGTATCTGGATAAATTATGTGTTGTCCACCATCTACAACTAATATATTTTTATGTACTTGTTCACCATTCTCATACACAAAAAACACATGAGACCCTAATAAAGTAAACCATATATCAATATAATATAATCCGTCTCCATAGTTTATCATCGGCCAAGGTCCACGTTCTTCTAATAACGGAGTAATTATTTTTATTTTTATATCGTTTATTGTATTATTTTTAGAGTGGTAAAACAAGCGTGCTTTACCTCGTCTATACACATCATCTACCTCTTACCCTATTATTGGAGGACTATCAATACCAAGTGTTTGAGATTCAATACTATCAACGGTCTGTCCTATTGAATCTATATTATATCCACCAACTGAATATTGCTTAACAACTTTACCTTTATTATTACCATAAGAAGCCATTATAATCCACTCGCCTTGTGTATCAGGAGTAAATGTACCTATATAACGACCAGTAGTACTAATTTCTGTCATAGTTACATCAGGATAATCAACAGCGTCTTTAACCCCAGTTTCATCAAATATTTCCATAGTTACAGTTTGACCAGATTTAGCACCACTGGGTTGATATATAACTTGGATTGCTTCATTTACCAAATAATTTTTATTAGCCATTCTGTACTTTTAACCTTTTTATATTTTTAATACACCCAAACGGAATTTCTGTAGTATCCGAATCACCTTCTGCACTTATGCTATGTGCTAACTTCATACAATAATGTCCGTTATACCGATAAGTACGTAAGAAAAAACCCACAGTCTTAACATCAACAGGATGTTCTTTATTTCTTTTTTGTTCAGACTGCCACGACGCATCAGACACAATATCTAACCACTCGACTAAAAGCATCGTACCCGGTTCAAACTTTGTTGGTCTCACTTTTTATTCCTACGATAAAGAGTTTTCTTTTTCTCAACCTTATCTAACGTTCCAAAAATATAGGCGTTCTTACGTTCACCAGTAAGACCCTTTTCTTCGGCTTTCTTCTTTAATTTACGGTGCAAAGCCTTGGGCATCTTTAACGTCCTCACTCTCTATAACATAACCCGGAGAATAATATTCCGTAACAGCCTTTTCTTTTCGATACTTGTCTTGAACAAACATCAACTCAATCTCTTCCAAATCGGAGATGAACAAATCACAAGGCATAACAGAAATAAGCACAGGAGAGAACCCGCCAACGAGTATTCCTCTGACAGTACCGTCCATAGTAAACACAGGACAACCAGAATTACCCGGATGCCCAGCGGAATCGATAGTGAAAGCAACTTCCCAACCATAATGATCTCCCAAGGAACTCCAGTCTCGGTCAACACCAGATATAATTCCAGTCGTGAGTGAGTTGAAATTGATCTTGCCATACGGCGAGCCGATTACATACACACTTTGTCCTAATTTACAATTTTTAATACTGCCAATTTTGAGCGGGTGGAGTTTCACTCCGTCAAGATTATCCACCCAGATAAACGCTACATCATGCTCTTTGTCGCTAATAGCCCGTGTAGCATAAAGCTTATGTCCGTCGTGCGTAGTAATTTCAAAATCTCCAACTCCTTCGACCACATGCCGAGCAGTCATTATTAGTCTAGGACCAATCACAAAACCAGACCCCTGCCATTGGGGGCACATAATATGTACAACGCCCTTGAGCGACTCCTGAACACTGTCTGGAAAATTAGGTTCTGCGGATACAAGAATCTTATTACTCGGTATATTATATAAACAATTATTATAACGCTTCACAAAAAAAGTTCCAGCCACTCCACCCACCAACACGACTGCTGCTAAAATAACTACCAACCAATCTGTTTTACTCATTGTTTTGTCTCCTGTTGCTGTTGTCTATTACTGTTGGCCATACGGCTAAACTCACTACTTCCAAACGAATCGTTAGTCTGCCCAAATTGTCCGGTAGGTTTTCTTGCCCTGTCCGCACCATTAGGTCTACCACCCCCTTCCGGCTGCATCTGATACGTTATTTCACTAAGCTCATGCGGAATTGCGGTTTTATAAAACTGATTAAACGAATCAAATCCCATGTAATCAGATAACTTTCTAGTAACGCCCGGTATATCCAACTCAGCACCTTGTTGTTGTGCAAACTGCATAGTCGGAAGTACCCACTGTGACATAAAGGCCATCAACTTCTGCCCCATTATCTCAGGATTAGTACGTTGCGAAGAATACGGTATTAACTTAAACACAAAATCATAATAATCACCAACCTTATCGGCTTGTGAAAATACAATAGGCAATTCACCTACTCCCGGAATTTCTTTTACGACAGGAATATAAACAGTAGGATCGGTCCATACTCGCCATGCTAACTTACGTATTACAGAAGTCATAAACCCGTGCCAGCGTGTGTACATATTATTAACAATCCTGCTGGCATTTTGAAATATCATCTGTTCCTGTCCTAACGTCGGGGCTTGAGCACCACGCCCAGCCATCACATCAGATGTAGGACCAGTCTTCGTAAACATATTTTCAGCAAATCCCATATAATCATAATTCTGAGGATTTACTCCACCAAGCGATATATGTTGCACTTCGTTTGGATTTTCTGCTAATACCACATCCATGTTTTTAGCGTTCTTAACTTTCTTTGCTAAATCCTCATTCTTAGGATCGACAAAGAAAATATCTTTTTGACTCTCTGCCTGCTCTTTTGCGGTCTGAGCAAGAATATTCATAGTCACGTCTAAATCATGCCAGTTCCACGCAGGTGGTATCGGATAAGTATGACCGGGAAAAAACTTATACCCAAGAAAATCATACGGAGTGCCTTCTGGACCGTCTTCTTCCACAGTCCTCAATATTTTTGCTGTCTTACCTTCTGGCATTATGGTAACAGTAACACCCTCGTCGTAAATATATA